CTACGCCACCGACCAGCTCAAGAAGAAGGAACGCCGCCGTGAAGACCCAACCCATGCGACTTGGGCTGCTCAGCCTCTGCCTGATGCTGCTCGCCGCCTGCACCAACGTCCCGCTATCACCGGAGCCGCAGGTTACCGTCAGTGGCTGTCCGGTCGTGACGCGCTGCACGCTGAACCCGGCAGCGCCGAGCAATAACGGCGAACTCAGCGACGACGGCGACTACCTCATGGCCGCCTGGGGCGAATGCGCCGCCAAGGTGGACATCATCGTCGACCACAACCAGCGCAGCCCCCAGCCATGAACAAGCCCGAATCCCTGCGCGCCCACCTGCTGGCCGCCATCCCCGAGCTCAAGCGCAACCCCGACCGTCTGCTGGTGTTCATCGACAACGGCAGCCTGCGCAGCACCGCCGCGCCCGGCCTGTCGTTCGAATACAGCTACACGCTCAACCTGATCCTCACGGATTTCGCCGGCCATCCGGATGCCGTCGCCATCCCGCTGTTCGCCTGGGTGCTGGTCAACCAGCGTGAGCTGATGGAGAACCAGGAGCGGGGCAGGGACGCCATCAAGTTCGAGGCCGACATCCTCGACAACAGCAAGGTGGACCTATCCATCACCCTGCCGCTCACCGAGCGCGTGATCGTCAAGCGCATGGATGACGGCGCCCTGCAGGTCGACCACCCGCCAGAGCCGCAGCTCGACGAGTTCTTCCCGGCCGGGCCATGGCAGTTGTTCGGCAACGGAGAACTGCTCGCTGAGTGGGAAAGCACCGTCGGCACCGGAACCGACATAGCCAGCCCGCAACCAAGCCGTAGCAATGGCTGACGACCTGCGCGCCCTCGAGGACTGGGCCGGCGCGCTGCTCGCCCAGCTGCAGCCGGCCGAGCGCCGCAAGGTCACCCAATCGATCGCCCGCGACCTGCGCCGCAGCCAGCAGCAGCGCATCGCTGCCCAGCGCAACGCCGACGGCACCCCATTCGCCCCGCGCAAGCCCCGGCAGGAGCTACGCGCCAAGGCCGGGCGCATCAAACGCAAGCGGCAGATGTTCGCCAAGCTGCGCACCGCCCGTTACCTGCGCCTGCAGAGCGACGCCAGCACCATCGCCATCGGCTTTGCCGGCCGGCTATCGCGCATCGCCCGCATCCACCAGTACGGCCTGCGCGATCGCCCGGCGCCCGGCGCGCCGGATGTGCAGTACGCCCGCCGCGAACTGCTCGGCTTCACCGACGCGGATCTCGAGCTGATCCGCGACCGCCTGCTCGAGCACCTGGTGCGCTAACCCTGTAACGCCAGCCGCTTCACAGCCCCGCGAATGCACCCCGCGCGCGCGAACGCCAGCATGGGGCCATGAATATCACCGACCTTCTGCGCCGCCTCGAAAACCTGATCCGCCTCGGCACCATCGCCGCGGTGGACCATCAGGCTGCGCGCTGCACCGTCAGCACCGGAGGCCTCAGCGTGCCGAACCTGCCCTGGCTCGCCCTGCGCGCCGGCAGCAGCAGCGACTGGGACCCGCCCACGGTCGGCGAGCAGTGCATCCTCGTCGCGCCAAGCGGCGAACCGGCCCTGGGCGTCGCCCTGGTCGGCCTCTACTCACAGCAACGTCCGGCGCCGTCGAACAGCGCCACCGTGCGCCGCCGGAAATATCCGGACGGGGCTGTGATCGATTACGACCACGCCAGCCACACCCTCAGCGCCACGCTGCCCGATGGCGGCAGGGCCAAGCTCACCGCGCAGGGTGGCGTCACCATTCTCGGCGACGTGGCCATCACCGGCAGTGTGACCGTCAGCGAAGACGTGATTGCGGCCGGTATCAGCCTGGTTAATCACCTGCATGGCGGCGTTCAGGGTGGGCCGAGCAAAACCGGAGCGCCCGTATGAATCGAACAACCGGCGCAGCTATCGGCCCCGTTGCTCATATCGGCCAGTCCATCGCCGACATCCTCACCACGCCCATCGGCAGCCGTGTGATGCGCCGCGACTACGGCAGCCTGCTGCCGGACCTGATCGACGCCCCCTTCAATGACGCCACCCGTCTGCAGGCCTACGCCGCTGTCGCCATGGCACTGCTGCGCTGGGAGCCGCGCATCCGCCTGAGCCGCGTGCAGCTGGGTCTCGGCGAGCAGGCGGGGCAGGTGGTGCTGGATATTGAAGGCAGCCGCGTCGACACCCGCGAGGCGCTAAGCCTGCGCGTGCCGCTTACCCTTGGAGCCGCTGCATGATCGACCTGTCGCAGCTTCCACCCCCAAGCATCGTCGAGCCGCTGGACTACGAGCAGATCCTTGCCACTCGCATTGAACAGCTGATCAGCCTGTACCCGGTCGAGCAGCAGGCAACGGTTGCGGCCGAGCTTGCCCTTGAGTCGGACCCACGCACCAAACTGCTGCAGGAAAACGCCTACCAGGAGCTGGTCCTGCGCCAACGTATCAACGACGGCGCTCGTGCCGTCATGCTGGCCTATGCAGCCGGTCCGGATCTTCAGCACCTGGCCGCCGCATTCGGCGTTGAGCAGCTGATGATCGATCCGGGCGACCCGGCTGCCACGCCGCCCGTGCCGCCCACCTACGAAACAGATACCAGCCTGCGCCGTCGCGCCCAGCTTGCTCCGGAAAGCTACACAAGTTGCGGCACGTTCGAGGCCTATCGGTTCCATGCGCTGTCCATACCCGGCGTTGCCGATGCTGCTGTGCTGCGACCTGAACCTGGCGTTGTGCGTATCGTGCTGCTGGCTGAGGAGGGGGATGGCGTGCCGTCTGCCGAGCTGCTGCAGGCGGCGCGTGATTACCTGGGGGCGCGAGACCGGCGCAGCGTCAACGACACGGTTGAGGTCGTGCCGGCAGTGATCCGGCGCTTCGATGTGCGGGCGTTCCTGGTGCTATATCCGGGGCCGTCTGCCGGGCCGGTGCTTGAGGCCGCCCGCGCCGCCGCGCAGGCCTATGCAGCCGCTGTTCACCGCCTCGGCTACGACGCCACGCTGTCCGGTATCTACGCTGCGCTGCATCAGCCAGGCGTGCAGCGTGTGGAGCTGTTGGCACCGCTGGCCGATCTGGTCTGCGAAGACGCGCAGGCGCCGCTGCTCGGCGCGCTGACGCTCAAAACAGCGGAGGCCGCTGATGTCTGAACTGCTGCCGCCCAACAGCACGCAGCTTGAGCGCGCCCTGGCCGAGGCGATGAGCCTGGCTCCGCTTGATCCATCCGCGCTGCGCACCCTCTGGAACCCTGCTACGTGCCCTGAGCCGTATCTGCCATGGCTTGCCTGGGCGTTGTCGGTCGATGTCTGGGATGACGCCTGGCCCGTTGCACGAAAGCGCGCCACGATCGCCGGCAGCATTCAGTGGCATCGCAAAAAGGGTACGCCCTGGTCGATTGAGCAAGCCCTGGCCGCCATCGGCTACCCGGTGCTTGAGCTGGTCGAGCAGGCCGAATACCACCGGGCGTGGGTGTCGGCTGGCGGTCGTACCCTGGACGGCAGCTGGTCGCTCGACGCCAGCGCCACCCTGTTGCCGCCTGAAGCGGGCGGCGCCGTGGTACGCCGCACTGCCCTTAACCATTGGGCCGAGTACGCCATCCGTCTAAATGCCGTCGACGGCGCCTGGTCGCGAGAGCAGCAGGACCGTATCCGTCGCATTGCCGAGGCCTACGCCCCGGCGCGCAGCCGCCTGGTCGCCATCATCACCAGCCTGTCCACCCGTTTCGGGCGCCCACTTCAGGTCACCAGCCTGCGGCAGCTCGTTCGCATCCGCCTCGCCAAATGCCAGCGCGTGCAACCCCTGCAGCGCCGCACGCTCGACGGCTGCTGGTCGCTAGGCGGCGAGACCGCGCCGCAGCAGCTCGACGGCACGCAACGCCTCGACGGCGGCACCCGACTCGACGGGCTGCGCGTGCTCGCTACCTGGGCTTGGGCAGCAGGGCATGCCCGCGTCATGCAGCGCGTGCGTATGCAGTTGCGCGCCACGGTCGGTACCGGCGCGGCAATTGCGCCGGTGCAACTGGCGCCGCGCTTCCAGTCTCTGGACGGCAGCGCACGGCTCGACTCGCTCACTCTGCAGGGCTGGCCGCTCGATCCGGGTATTGCCCTCGGCGGCGCCGCCCTTGATCGCATCGCCCTTCACAAACTGGACGGCACCTGGCGCCTCGGCGCTCGGCCTGCCGCCACCCGCGTCCGCGCCCGCATCACCGCTCGCATCCGCCAGCACGGCCTCACTCAGCAGGTAGCCCTATGACCGAAAGCGTCCCAACCCTGACCACTGTGGCGTACCGCAGCCACCTGGCGCTGACTGCCGCCACCGGTGGCGAGCTGTCGCCGATTGCCTTCCTGGCCTTCGGTACCGGCGCGCGCGCGTACTCGCCAGACGCCGATACCGCCCTGCAGGCCGAGGTTGTGCGCCTGCCGGCAACAACCACTGCGGCGGGCCCGGAGGTCACCGCCTCGGCCACGCTGCCCGGCAGCGCCATCACCGGCCTGGCCATCACCGAGGTCGCCGCCTTCACCGAATCCGGCGTACTGGTCGCCCGCAAAACCATTGCCCCCATCGAGCTCGAGCCCTACGGCGAGATGGATTTCGACATCGTCTTTGAATACTGAGGTAGAGCCCCATGCCCCTGACACCCAGCGCCAACCCCCAGCTGAGCCAAAGCATTCCGCAGCTGACCACCAACAGCGTCGCGCACCCGGACACATGGAACCCGGTGCACCAGGCGCTGCTCGATAACGATGCCTACCTAGCCCGCGTACTCGAAGAAACCGGCACCACCCTCGGCGAGCAGGTCGCCACCCTCGACGAGCGCCTCGACGGCGTCGAGGCCACCAGCTCAGTGGCCGTGCAGCGCGCCGTCAGCCTCGACTGGCTCTACCGCGGCAACGCGATCAGCTTCGAGATGTTCACCCCCGGTTATACGTTGGTCGATATCGATCCGGTGGCCGTGGTGCAGGGCATCAACGGTGATGATTCGCTCGACGTCGCCGATACCAGCGCGCTGCGCGCCGGCGACTACTACGTGCTGACCGATCCCACCACCCTGGACGAAGAGGGCAATCCGGCGCCGGTCTCCGCCCTGGTGCAGATCGCCAACATCCTCTCCGGCCAGCGCGTGCGCCTGACCGCCAACCTTGCCCGCGACTGGAGCGCCACCGCTACGCTGTCGCGCTCCAGTCTCGCCGTGCAGGGTGCTGCGCTGGCCCGTGGTGAGGTCGGCGATATCTACCTGACCAAGGCGATCAACATCGGCACCGACAGTGACGGCGGCGCCGTGGTCATCCGTCGCTCGCTCAGTGCCGCCGAAGCGCGCCTCTACTATCGCGATGCCTACCAGGGCACCTGGAAGGAATGCGGCTGGTCCATGCGCCGCAGTGGCGGCAGCATTCCGGCTGGCATGGCTGACTATGAGTACATCCTGCCGATGCGCGGCGACGGCTGGCTGCGCCTGGACATCGAAGGCGAAGCGCTGAGCATCGCCCACATCGTCGCCCTGGGCAGCCCGACCGGGCTGGGCGGATTTCTCAACCCTGAGCTGGCCCCCAGCACCCCGGTGATTGCCTCGCCACTCGACGGCGTCACTGGCGTCATGGAGCGCCCGACCCTGACCATAGAGGGCTACAGCAGTCCAGCCGGCAACGCGCAGCAGGCTGTGCAATTCCAGATCTCGACCGACGCCCTGTTCGCCACCGTACTGCACGACTCCGGTGCCCTGGGATCCGGCCTGTCGTACCGCGTCCCGGCTGAGGTGCTGCAGGCCGGCAATACCTACTACCTGCGCGGTCGCGTCCAGGACGTTGCTGGCCTCTGGTCCGACTGGTCCGCCGTGACCAGCTTCGCCACCGCTGCCGATTTCATCTACGTGGTCGCGCCGACCGTCACCGGCCCGGTCAGCAATGCGCTGGACGTACCCGAGCAGCCAACGCTGGCCAGCTCCTCGTTCGCCGTCTCCGGCGGCGAAGACACGCAAGCCGCCAGTCAGTGGCAGATCCGCGCCGCCAACGGCACCTATAGCGATCCGGTCTGGGACAGCGGTACCGACACCACCAACCTGCTGACGGCTGTGGTGCCAGCGGGCGTACTGCAGGCAGGGGAGGCCAGCTACTACGTGCGCGTGCGCCACCAGGGCGTCACC